CAGTCTAATGGAAAGTATCTTCAAAGTATTCAAACAAAAAGAATTGTTAGAAGATGCTATTATCATCTATCGTGTACAACGTGCGCCGGAGCGCAGGGTGTTTTACATTGACGTAGGTAACATGCCCAGCCACTTAGCTATGAGCTTTGTTGAGCGTGTAAAGAACGAAGTTAACCAAAGACGTATTCCTAGTAATACAGGCGGTAGCCAAACTGTGGTTGACAGCGGTTACAATCCGTTGAGTATCAACGAAGATTACTTCTTCCCGCAGACAGCAGAAGGTCGCGGAAGTAAAGTTGAAATTCTACCAGGTGGTACCAACTTAGGAGAGATCGACGATCTTAAGTATTTTACCAATAAGCTGTTCCGTGCTCTACGCATACCTAGCAGTTATCTACCTACAGGTTCTGACGACGGCGGATCTAACTTTAACGATGGTCGTGTTGGAACAGCCTACATTCAAGAACTACGATTTAACAAGTACTGCGAACGCTTACAAAGTCTAATGCATGAGCAGTTTGACCTAGAATTTAAAGCATACCTACGCAATAAAGGCATTAACATTGACAGCAATATCTTTGATGTTAAGTTTAACCCTCCGCAGAACTTTGCCAGCTATCGTCAAGCTGAAATGGACACAGCTCGTGTAAACACATTTGCTGCCATGGTTGGTGTTCCGTTTGTCAGCAAGCGATTTGCCATGAAACGCTTCTTAGGAATGACTCAAGAAGAAGTGGCAGAAAACGAAAAGCTATGGAAAGAAGAAAACATTGACGAAGATACCAAACTCAGCGCCAATGCTGAACTACGTAGCGCAGGTATTACAGCTAATGGGTTGTCTGGCGATTTAGATTCTGTGGGTACAAATGCGCCTCCGCCTGGAGTAGAAGGCGGTATGCCTGGCGAAGAAGCAATGGGCGCAGAAGCTCCACCAGCACCTCCTCCAGCTTGATTTAATAAATAGTTCTATGTTATTAAGAGAATTCATTTACTTTGACCGTCACCATGCTGACCCACAAGAAGATAATAGGTATCTAAGCCAAAACGATACCTCTGCTCTGCGCGATGGTGACACACGTAAGATGCGTTTAACACTGAGAATGATGAACGATATACGTAAAGCCAGCGAAGCACACGACAAAGAAGTGCGTGAAGAACTGGGTTTAGTTAGAGTAATGTATGCGGCTCCTCCTCCAGAAGCTGCCGCTTAATAACTGATAGTTTAACTTTTTTTGTCGGAAACTAAATATTTTTAACAAAAAATTGTCAATCCAGAGTGAAAACTCTGCCACTTTAGTCTAAAATGATTCGTTTTAGGCCTATTTCGCATAAGTATTTCAGGACGACTGTAAATACAGTCACAAAGCCTTGCCGCGAAACCACATTAAGGAGAATAACGCAATGTCTACAAAATTTGAACAATTGCTAGATTATCTTGTAAACGAAGAGATGGATAAAGCCAATGAACTTTTCCACGAAATCGTTGTTGAGAAATCTAGAGATATATATGAAAATCTAATTGCTGAAGAAGAGCAAGAAGATATGGATGAAGCCGCTGACGAAGAAGCAGACGAGTCTGTTGACGAAGCAGCCGACGAAGAAGCTGATGAATCCGTTGATGAAAGTGCTGATGAAGAAGCCGACGAAAGTGTTGATCTAGAAGATTCATACATGATGGACGGTGATGACGAAGAGCCAGAAGCCGGCGGAATGGAAAAGACTGATGACTTCGGTGGCGACATCGGTGCCACAGATGATGAGATGGACGGACCTGGCGGCGAAGAAGGCGCTATCATGGACATCAAAACAGCTATTGCCGAACTAGAAGCTGCTTTTGCAGAACTAGAACAATCTAAGGGCATGGGCGGTGACGACAGCTTTGGTGACGAGCCAGCTGGCGACGACATGGGTCCAGACATGGGCGATGAGCCAAAAGAAGACGAAATGATGGGCATGCACGAAGGTCGTCGCATGACACGTGAATACGTTGAAACAGTTGGCAACGACTGGGAAAAGAACAGCATGAAAACACAAGGTCAGTACGTAGGTGCTGGTACTGGTGACAAAGATGGCGGACCACACGAAGGTAAAAGCCCAGTAAGTTCTGGTAAAGGCAAGCCTGTAACAGGCGCTACTGCTAAGAACATTGTAGCTGGCGGTACTGGCGAAGGTGCCATGGACGGTACAACTCCAAACGGTAAAGCCGGTGGTTTTGTTAAGAACCCAGTAGACATGAAGACTGGTAACCAAAACGTTCCAGGCGGCAAAGTTAGCGTTAAAGGTCTAACTAAAGTTGCTGGCGGCCACGGTGCTGAGAAGAAAGGTTCTGGCCCAGGCCCAGTAGGTTCTGGTACAGGTGACAAAGCAGGTCAAACCAGTGTTGGCCAAGTTAAGAGCCCAATCAACGGCGCTCCTAACCGTAACGCTTAATTAGAGAAACTGGATGAGACAGATTTCCTATCTAAGAGAACACCTAAGTTTTGATCAGGCTGGAGTTATACTCGAGTCTGACGACAAGGATGGCAAAAGCCTTTACTTAAAAGGCATTGCCATTCAAGGTGGTATTCGCAACGCCAATCAACGTGTCTACCCTGTAGACGAAATTGAACGTGCTGTGAAAACACTTAATGATCAGATTCAAAATGGTTATAGTGTTCTTGGAGAAGTTGATCATCCTGATGATCTCAAAGTGAATTTGGACCGTGTATCCCATATGATTACTCAGATGTGGATGGAGGGTCCTAATGGTTATGGCAAGATGAAAATTTTGCCTACACCGATGGGTAACCTAGTTCGTACTATGCTTGAAAGCGGTGTAAAACTTGGTGTAAGTTCTCGTGGCAGCGGCAATGTTAATGACATGAACGGCCATGTATCCGACTTCGAAATTATTACGGTAGACGTAGTTGCCCAGCCCAGTGCGCCTGGCGCTTATCCTACACCAGTTTATGAGCATATCATGAACACACGTGGCGGAATGAGAGCATTCACAGTAGCACAAGAAGTAAAAGAAGATCCAAAGGCCCAGAAATATTTGAAGGAATCCCTCCTACAAATTATTAAAGGTCTAAAATAAGCCCGAGGAGAAATAGATGTTGGACGCATTCAAACAATTAGTAGAGTCAGGAGTAATGACAGAAGAAACAAAATCTGTTATTGAGTCTGCCTTTGCACAAAAGATTCAAGAGAATCGCGACCAAGTCACCGCTGAACTTCGTGAAGAATTCGCACAAAAGTATACACATGACAAATCAGTTATGGTAGAAGCGATCGACAAGATGTTAAGCGACAGATTGGCCGCAGAAATGGCCGAGTTGTATGATGACAGAAAAGCACTAGCCGAAGCAAGAGCACAGTATCAACAAAAGATGTCTGGCGATGCTACTAAGTTAGAAGGTTTTGTTATTCAGCAATTAGGTAAAGAGTTAGTAGAGTTCCAAAGCGATCGTAAGAAAGTTAGCGAGAACTTTAGCAAGTTAGAGCAGTTTGTTGTACATGCTCTAGCCAAAGAGATCAGTGAATTTGCCGCTGACAAGAAGGATCTAGCTGAAACTAAAGTTAAGTTAGTTCGTGAAGCAAAGAGCAAATTTGAAGAAATCAAATCAAGTTTCATACAACAAAGTGCTAAGGTAGTTGAAAACGTAGTCACTAACAAGTTGACATCTGAAATCAAGCAATTGAAAGAAGACATCGACAGTGCTCGTACCAATGACTTTGGTCGCAGAATTTATGAAGCATTCGCTCAGGAGTATTCAAGTTCTTATCTAAATGAGAAATCTGAAACAAGTAAATTGTTAAAGATCATCGATAAGAAAGAGCAAGAGTTAGCCGAAGCAAAACAGGCATTGACAGAGAAAGTTACAATTGTTGAATCCAAAGAACGCGAAATTCGTATTCAGAAAGATCTAATGGAACGTAAAGCTGTTATGGCTGAGTTGTTGGCACCGCTAGGTGCTGATAAGAGAGAGTTGATGAAAGAATTGTTAGAGTCTGTACAGACACCAAAACTTTCAACAGCTTTTGACAAGTACCTACCCACTGTAATGGAAGGCGAGAAGAAGAAGTCTGTGAAAGCAACTTTAACTGAAGGCACTGAAGTTACTGGGAATCGTGAAAGCAAGCCTGAGGTAGGCTTAGATAACATCTTAGATATCCGCAAGTTAGCGGGTCTAAAATAATTATATTCAAGGAGACAATTAAAATGTCACAATTATTAAATGAAAGATGGTCAGAGACCAAAGACGCTCTGCTTGAAGGCCTACAAGGTAACCGTAAAGCAGCTATGGGCGTTTGCCTAGAAAACACTCGCCGTCACTTGGCTGAGAGTGCAACTGCTGGCGCAACATCCGCAGGTAACGTAGCTACACTTAACCGTGTTATTCTACCAGTTATCCGTCGTGTTATGCCTACAGTTATTGCTAACGAAATCATCGGCGTTCAGCCAATGACAGGACCTGTTGCTCAGATCCACACACTACGTGTTCGTTATGCTGACAGCACTTCTGAAGTTACAGCAGGTAGCGAGGCATTGAGCCCATTCAACATCGCCCGTTCTTACTCTGGTGACGTTGCTGGTGGTTCTACAAAAGCCGCTACAACTGCTAACCTAGAAGGTCAACCAGGCAAGCGCATGAGCATTCAGATCTTGAAACAGACTGTTGAAGCCAAATCACGCAAACTAAGCGCACGTTGGACATTCGAAGCTGCTCAAGA